TCCTTTATGTAGGCATAATGCTTTCTAGGAGTACCATCATTTTTAAGATTACCTTTAGCTTTATAATCACAATTACACTCCTCTTTATAAATTTCAGATTTGTAATCTCTGTTTAATCTATGCACAGCTTTTCTTAAGTTTCCAGAAGTAGAGAACTCTGGATCTAATGAACAAATCCTGCCCTCTACTTCTAAAATATATCTAATTTTTTTAAACTCTGATATATCTTTCTCTAAAAAAAGAATTTCAGTATGACTATGCTTATTTCTAGCAAATAAACCTAACATTATGATGCTTTCTCAGAACTAGCAATATCTTGAATCTTATCTTTTACTGCTTGTAAGTTAGTAATAGATACATCCTCTTTTCTAATTCCTAGCTCAGTTAAGGCACTAGCAGTATAAAGTCTTGCTTTATCAAGATCCTGAGCTGTACAATCCATAGCAAAATCTTTAATACTATTCATAACAGCTTGTGCCTTATGAGAAATATCAGTTACTAATCCCTCAGCTTCTAATGCTTCTACTTTCTTATCTAAGTTAGATTTCTCTGGAGGATGATATGCAATAGATCCTAAATCTGTTTCTTTACCACCAGAACTATCTATTAATTTAGTTGCTTTAGCTTTACTAGGAGCAATTCCAATCATTTCCTCAGCTAAAGTAGATTCAGAGAATACAATTCTTAAGCATCTCCCATTAGCTTTAGTGTTAGCCATTTCAAACCAAGAATTATGATCTTTGCTTGTTTGCTTTGCATAGGCTACAGCTTTTGGCTCTGTGTCCTCTTTTGTTTCATAGAATGAGCTTTTAAATATTACCCAATCATCTCCATATCCAATCATTTCTGCAATTAATCTGCATTCTGGATATTCCTTATTCATTTTGCTGATGAGTTCATCAACAGTTGTATAGTCCTCTAAGAACTTTGGCATCTGTGCCATTTTCAACCTCCTACTTTTGTTTTACCAATATATTTCATATTTTTACAATTATCCCAAGTTGCATTTCCCCATGCTGCAGATTCTGCAACTTGAAAGCCCTCATCTGTTTTATAAGTATATAAATTAATTTCAGGCTTATCTATGTTCCAATATAAAAATCTATATTCCCATTTATACTTATTTTTTCTTTTAATTGGATAGAAATAAGACATTAGATTTCTCTCCAATCAATGCCATACTTTTGCATTACTAATTCCTCATTATCTTGATACCATTCAACAGTTCTATACCCACTTTCTATTGCACAAAAAGTACAAAGATTAACAGAACTATTTGGCATCCAAGAATCTTGATGAGTTTCAGTAGCTTTATTTTCTAAACATTTATCACACATTAGAAAATATTTTCTTTACTGAGGATCTCACCTCTGTGTAATCTTGTTTCAAAGTCTGTCTTTTTATTTAACAGCTTTTCCTCTATCCACATCCAAGCAAATAGAATTGTTATTATTAGAGCTACTACTCCATAAAGAACTAGGCCTAGATAAATCCATTCCTGAATCATCATAATTACCTCCTAATCAACTATTTTCTTTTAGAACATCCACAAGAACATTCTGCAACCATATATGTTTCTAATGGATATTTTTTACCATCTTTAGCCCAAGCCTTAACAGCTTTACCATAAGCTGTTTCTCTAACTATTGTGCCATCTAATGTTTTCATTTTCCTCCTAATCAACTAATTAATTAATTGTCTCAAATATTTGTCTCATTGTCAAGCATTAAAAGTAGAAATTTAGATTAATAAGCTCAAGCCCTTTTACTAGGCTTGAGCTATTTTGAGCAACTGTAGTTGTTTTGATTATAGGTGGAACTAACCCTGTGCCACTCCCTCCCAAAAACCAGAATACTCAATTTAGTAGCATTTAAATATGTGGAGTAATAGGCTATAACCCTAGTTTAATGAGGTGTAGCTAATCCTCTGGTATTAGATCTAATCAACTATCTCTTTCTAAAAGCTACAGAAAAAGTTTATTTGTGTTTAACACTATAAACTAGCCTTATGACAAAATTACACAAACTGTAAAAAATTATTATTTGTTCCATAGCTTTGTTATAGTTAATAAAGAACAGGTAGAGATACTTCATTCACAACCCCTTTGTGTGTGATCATTGTAGCCCTAATCAACCTCCACCTGTTCAACAAAAAAAGAGGAGATACAAATCTCCTCTTTTTTGTTTTGCTACTTGTAACTAAAAGGAAATCAATTGCTTGAATCCCTACTATAAGTTTAGCTTATTTTTTTCTTTGCATAAGTCTTTATAACTGCTAAAGCTGCACCACCACCTGAAATAGCAGCTAATTGTAAAGCATTAGCATCTACTCCTACAAGTGGAGATATAGTTAAAGCTCCAATAAAAGCCTCTATAAAAGTCCAAATTGCTCTTTCAAGCATATCTTTCATTTCATCACTCATACCTTATTCCTCCTCTTTTATTTTTGTTTGTACTTTTTTAAATTGATTACATTTTTTATTAATGCACACAAAAGCATTATTAATTAATTCTAGTTTTTCCATACAGGAATGACATTTTATATTCATGATTGTAAATGAGTTAAATTATTTAACTTGCATTCCCTTTAGTATGATTGTTTGTCTAAGAGCTTTTACTTCTGCTTTTAGATGTTTTATTTCTGTAGATAATATTTCCATAATATCCTCCTGATTCTTAGAAACTTGAGATATATTTACAAGATCATCAGTTGCTTTATTAGAAGTTATAGTGCCATCATAATCAATATAAGTTACAGTTACTTTCTCTCCAGATAGTATTGCATCTCTAATAGGAGGATAAATCTCTTTATAAGCTGTTGTAGAATTGCCAATAAAGTTATCCTGTGAAGTTTTGCCAACAAGTAAGCAACCTGCTGTATCATCATCATCATTACCTATATGCCACAAAATGTATTCAAAATTAGGTACTTCATTAACATAAATCATTCCTTTATGGAACTCTGCACCAAACTTAGCTAGGTATCTTGTATGAAAGCCACCCTCACTTCTTAAACTTAATTTATATTTTCCTGATGGGATTCTTGTTTCTCCCCATTGTTTTACTGTTCTAGCTTCATCCTCTAATGTGTAACAAAGAAAGGATCTTATATTGTCTGTTACATCAAATAAAAGCCCTGTGGTAAAGTCATCAGAGCTATTAAATCTTAATACTTCAAGTTTCATATTTACCTTATAACCTTAATATAGTCCCACTTAGCCTCTCCACCAATTACAAAAGTAAGCATTCCTGCCCTAGATTTATCCCCTTTTGTATTTTCAAACCATTCTGAGCCTGAATCTAATGTTGGAGCTTGTAGTATTAACCTATCAGAGCTTTCATAAGCAGAAAAGAAATGGTAATGCCCATGTAAAACTATATCTGCATCAGCAGTAGCATTTCTAGAAAAAGCCTGATCTGATAGCCACTTTCTTGATTTAGCTTGACTATTGATGCCATTTTTCATCTGATGCCCATGTAATAAAAGTAATACTGTATCTGATACTTCTATTGTTAGGTGCAATTCATTATCTGGAATAATAAAATCTAAATTTTTACTGTATGCAGGAGATTCTTTAAATATTTCCTGTAGCTCCTCTGCCAACATTACATCTTTATTATCTGCAAAAGTTGTATAAGCTCTGCCATTCTTTCTATTTTCTCCATGATTACCACCAATAAAACAAACTACTCCTTTACTAAACAATGGCATAATCTCTTTAATTAAGGTATATATCATTCTCCTAGCTACCTTTTGCTGAGATCTTTCATCCATAATTGTAGAAAATTCTTGCATGTTGTAATGATTTGAACATGACTCAACTAGATCCCCAAGTCCTGCAAACAATACTTGTTCTAATGGCTCTACTTTCTGGATTTGCTTAATCTGTGCCTTAATCTTAGGAATGTAGTCTATAAACCTCTCTATTGCTTCCTCAGTACCCTCTTTGCCTATTTGAAAATCTGCTAGTGCAATAACAAAAGTTTTAGAATCTTTTACAGGCTTCTTTTTATCTTGTTTTTTTAATCTACCTGCACTTGCTAGGAGCTTCTTAAAGTCCTCATCAGGCATATATTCATCACTAGAAACTATTTTTGCTTTGAAGTAATAAAGCCTCTCTATATTGCCATTACCAATATTAGAATCCCAATATCTAATCTCTGCTTGATTCTCTAGAACTTTATATTTATGAGCATCTTTACCAAAATAACTTTCTAATTGCTCTTTCCAATCTATGTCATTAGATTTCTGAGGTTGAGATACTATCTCTCCTAATCTTGTAGCTTGATTAAAAGAAGCTGATGGCTCAAAGCCTTTTGGATGATTAACTTTCTTTTTTGGTTGTCTAGGATTTCTATCCTGTACAGTTTCAGCAAACTTCTTTAGGTTATTTAATTCTGCCATCTCTATAATCCCTAAAATATCTCCTTACTGTGTTGTAATTGAGATGTTTAAATTGCTCATATTGATCTACTAAATATTGAGCTGCTAAAGTATCTGAAATATATTCTGATTCAGCTTCTTTTGCCACTTTAAGAAAGATTTTCTTAGCTTCTGGATTATCTAATATAAATCTAGTTGCTGAATACTGCCCTGTAGGCTTCTTTCCCTGCTGTTCAGAGTATTGTAATAAAGTCATTATTCAACCTCCTATAAGTCTAGGTTAGTTGTTTATTAAGACAAATTTATGCAGAATCTGGCTTTGGATGAGCTTCTTTAATTGGTTGAATTATATCTGTTTTCCAAGCTTCTAAGCCATTGTGATAAATATAATCTAATTGCTCTCCATAGCTAGGATATGCCTCTAGCCTAGCAGTTTTATATCCATTTTCTTGTTGATCATATTTAGAATTAGCTAAATCTGTAATTGCTTGTGCATAATCATCATCAGTAAATTCAAGTCTTTCATTATTAACTTGCTTATATAAAGGTTTAGCAGGTTCAATTTCTGCTGTAGCTTCTGTTGTTAATTCCTCTAATGTTGCCATACTACTCCTATCTTACTATATATTTCTTATACTTATTTCTTTAAACCATATAATGTGAATGTTCCATTATCTATATTGCCACTTGATAAAAAGAAAAATACACCGTCTGTAATTTGTGTTTCAGTTAGCACCCCACCACCTATATTACCCCTTAAATCAGGAGTAGCATTTATTGTTATTGGCTCTTTTGTTAT